GCTATCGATTTTATCCAAGAAAGTCTTAAAGAAGACGGTACTGTTAGAGATACCCAAATATATAACTTTTTTATGACTAACGATGATATTAAAGTATTGTGTAAAGGACTGCTCAATGATTAATGATCGCGAATTAGAAATAGTCTATGCAGAAATGCTAGATTTTACTTCTCGTATGGTTGCAGAACATGGCGCAATGGAAGTTGCTGGTGTTATGATGGCACAGGCCCTTAGCATATACAAAACTGGGCTAGATGAAATCGACTTTAATAGTATGGTCGATAGTATCTCGTCTAGTCGTGCTAAGGTTCAAAAATTTACTCCGAATCTACTACAATGAAAAAACGTATTATTACTAACGATGAATATAGAGGACTAGTCCAAGATATTTGTCGACAAATTGAAATAAGTGATTGGCGGCCGGATTATATTGTAGGTATTACCCGTGGCGGGCTAGTACCTGCTGTAATGATTAGCCAGTACTTTGATATTCCAATGTGGACTTTACGAGTCAATCTACGTGATCACGCAGAAACAGAATCGAACTCATGGATGGCTGAAGATGCATTTGGATATATTCCAGAAGACTGGCGTGAAGGTATCGATAAGCGTGATGATCCCACATTTAGTAAAAAGATATTAGTAGTCGACGATATCAATGATACCGGTGCTACTATTAATTGGATTACAGCCGACTGGCAAGCCAGTTGTTTGCCCCAGGAAGAACGTTGGAATCATGTATGGAATTATAATGTACGTTTTGCAGTAGTAATCGATAATCTTGCTAGCAAGTGTAATACTAAGATGGACTATTGCGGTGAAGAAATTAACAAAGAAGAAGATCCAGTATGGATTGACTTCCCGTATGAAGGATGGTGGAAATGACCTCAGCATTAATTAAACTTATTTTTGGGATTACTTTAATCTCAGTAGCAGTTGTATTTGGACCCATTTTAGGTATATGGAGTTTAAATACACTGTTTCCAGTATTGAACATAGCATACACAGTAGAAACATGGTGTGCTTACTTCTTGTTATTTGGTAGTATTACCGGTCTACGGTTTGGATTGAATAGGAATAAAGGTAATGACTGATCTAACTCCACAAGCTCTTGAAGAAAAGATTAAAAAAGTCGAAGAGGATCTAAAATTGTTGCGTACTACAGGTGACGCTAGTCGCAAAACCGAAGTACTTAACGAATATATTGAATATCTTAAAGATGAATTAAGAGATCTGCAGAGTGCTCGCCGCCCATAACTTAAACTCTCTTAGTCCGTTTATACGTGGATATTACATAGATCCTGAGATATGCGATCGTATTGTAGCTGAATCTAATCTGAGGAAAGCTAACTTCATGCAGGGACAACTAATTAACGATACTGTAGAATTTACAGGCAGTAGATTAGACGATTATACTCCTAAAGTTCGAGATCCATATGTAGAAGCACTGTTTGAAGTTATTGAAGAATATAAAAAAGAGTTTAAATTTTCCTATGAGATTATAGATACATGGGGTTTGCCACCTGGCATGAAAGTACAATATTATACACCCGGCCAGGCATTTAGAATATGGCACTGTGAAAGCAGTGGTGATCCTGTTTCCACATCAAGACATTTAGTCTACATGACTTACCTAAATACAATCGAAGACGAGGGCGGTACTGAGTTTTATCATCAACAGCTAAAAGTTAAGCCAGAAAAAGGATTAACTTTAATTTGGCCAGTTGATTGGACTCATACACATCGGGGAGTTCCGTCAACAACAGAAGAAAAATACATTATTACAGGATGGTGGACATTTCAACGATGAAAGAACATGCTATAAACAAAACAAACGATTTTATTCGTGGCTATTACATAGATCCAGAAATATGTGACCGCATAGTATCCGAATCTAAGATACACAATTTTAAAAGTGGTGTGATGCAATATACCGATGCGCATCTAGAAGACTTTAGTAGAGAAACTTGCGATATGTATACTAAAGCTCTGTTTGACGCTATCGGAGAATATAAAAACGAGTTCCGATGGAGTTACGAAAAAGTAGTTATGTGGGGATTGCCGTACGGTATTAAAGTGCAACACTATGCACCGGGAAAATGGTATGATCAATGGCATTGTGAACGTGCAGGTGACGTACCATCACTATTTCGTCATTTGGTTTATATGACTTATCTAAACGATGTCGAGGACGGTGGTGGTACAGAATTTTATCATCAGAAGATCATAACCAAGGCAGAAAAAGGATTAACTTTAATTTGGCCAGTTGATTGGACTCACATGCACAGAGGTGTTGTTGCCCCGACTGAAGAAAAAATGATTATAACCGGTTGGATGATGTTTAAAGGACCAGAAGATGAAGTTAAGTAAAAAACATGCTAATTGGGATAGCCGGATTCCTGCAAGAGATAATGGTTATGTTCATGTAGTTAGACTACCGTGGACAGGTCAAGCAAACTATTGGTGGAATGAGGCATGTGCAGATATTATGGAAGTTTTTGGTTTGCCAGGTGATCGATTTACCAGTCATCCTACAGCAGATTATATGGATTTTTATTTTAAATCAGAAAAGGACGCAAAGTTATGCAAAATACTAGTATCAGAGAAGATTTAGATTTTTATGGTGTAGTAGTATTAGGAGTGATTGGCATTGTATTTGCCATTTGGTATAATTATAAGAATCCGCATATGGTTGTAAAATATGATTGCTCAATTGCAGAAATAAGTCCAGACTATCCTATTCCTGTTAAAGAGGGCTGTAGAAAATTAATAGCTCGGTCACAAAAATGAGTAACAACACTAAAATACATATTATCATGTGGTCAATATTGGCAATATTAGGTCTTGCACTAGGCTTGATAATCTACGGAATTCATTCATTATTGTTGACAACGACCTAAATAAACCTATATAATAACATATAGACATCCACGTCTATAACTCGGAGAAATTGAATTGACAACATTTACATCAGAAGACTTAGCTAACGCTAAAAAGTTAGCAGAAGAAGCGCCATATCATCCCGGATACGAGGATGCCGCGATGCATATGAGCGACAAAGGCTACGAAGAAGCTAATCTTGCAGACGCTATCCGCTTTAAAATGAAGCGTGATAACAAACGCTTTTGGGCTGGAGACAATGTCAGCGATTACCTGCACGAAGGTGACAAGGAACGTTTGATTGATGAAGCAACAGAGGCATTCGAAACTGTATTAGATCGATTACTAATTGATCGTGAAACAGATCCAAACTCAAAGGGCACAGCAAGACGTCTTGCTAAAATGTATTACAACGAAATAATGGGAGGTCGATATGATCCAGCACCAGATTGCACAGCTTTTCCAAATGATAGTGAAGATAGATATGAAGGTATGCTTGTTGTTCGTAGCGAGTTGCGTTCTATGTGTAGCCATCACCATCAACCTGTTAGTGGTGTTGCATACATCGGAATTATTGCAGCCAATAAACTTATTGGCTTGTCTAAATATACTCGGATTGCTCAGTGGTGTGCTCGTCGTGGCACTCTTCAAGAAGAACTATGTAACGACATCGCAAGAGAAATAATGCGAGCCACCGATTCGGAGCATGTGGGTGTGTACATACAGGCGGTGCATGGTTGTTGTGAGAATCGTGGCATCATGGCACACTCGAGTCTAACACAGACCACAGTATTAAAAGGTGCGTTTAATACAGATCCTGGAACCAAGAAAGAGTTCATGGACAATATCAAACTGCAACAGGACTTTGCTCCAAGATGATCCAGCCCTTGAGAGATGATCTCATGGTGCAACAGCAGTTGCCTTCTGGGTTATCGGGTAGAGTAGCCGCTTGGCAACATATGGTGGCTGTGATCATGCTGAACCAGACTGGTCGCAAGCCAGTCAAAACAGTGTTCCCTGTCTTCATGCACCATTGGTCCACTCCGGCCCAATTTTGGATCACCCAGGATGAACAGGAAGTCAAGGATGTGATCTGGAGCCTGGGCATGGTCAATCGGCGCTACGATAGATTAGTGCGGATGACCGACGACTTCTTGCGTTGGGACTTGGATGATGCTACCCAGTTGCATGGTATTGGCAAATATGGTTCAGACAGCTATGAAATATTCTTCAAGAACAACTACCGAGTCGAACCCACTGATAAAGAACTAGAGAGATATTTGAAAGAAGAAGTGTTTGCATGATACAACGACTGAGGATACGATTAGCAAGATGGATCTTGGGCAAACATTGCCCTTGCTATCAAATGGGTCATCATTCAATGGTAGATTTCCAACAGCGTAGTGCAGATGCTATTGCAAAACATGAAGCAAGGAAAGAATGAAAATATTAGAAGATCTAAATTTAGAATTTAGAGAAGCAGTTTATATGAATGGGCCCGGGCAATGGCTCTGGCCCAAAGAAGATGAGCCATGTTGGAATTATTTTAATGATAGCGAGCGAGATATATTCAAAGGTAAGGGAACTGATCAACGTCCATATCATTTGCCTCATGATATTTTAACTCTGTTGCCCGCTAATAAAAGAAATCTTATTATGCAAGCCGGTGGTAACGCTGGGCTGTATCCGGCAATTTATTCTGAATTTTTTAAACAAGTAATAACATTCGAACCTCACCATAGATGGTTTACATGTTTATCTGTCAACGCACCTGCTGATAATGTGTTTAAATATCGTGCCGCTCTTGGCAACGATAATGACCCTATTCACCTGGTTACTCCGTGGGGAAACATGGGCGGTATCTATACCAAACCCGACGGCATTATTCCTAAATTAAGACTTGATGCATTTGGTCTAGCACCGGATTTAATCCACCTGGATATTGAAGGAGCAGAATGGAGTGCATTACAAGGAGCCGCACAAACAATTGCCTGGCATCGACCAATGATTGTGGTCGAATGGGATGCCAGCACTATGCAACAATTTAATTATAACCAACGAGAGTTTGAACAGTATTTTGAAAGCATTGAATATGTTTTACAAAAATCTTGGAATAGGGATCGTGCATATGTTCATACAACTAACTACCAAAAGGATTTAGCATGACCGACATAAACATTCTGGCTAATCGAGCAATTGAACGAGCCAAAAATTTACAAGAATTTTTGGTATTCCGCGACATGGCGGATATTGTGTTTTGTGGTAGTCCTCTTCCTTATACCCTTAACCATGTCCGCGGCGGTCCAG